GGCTGACTTGCGCAGGGACCAATGTCCCTGTATTTTTGTCGGGCTTGTGTTGTGATTGTCTCAATGTGGAGCAGAATTCACAGCACCACAACGAACCGGAGCCCGAACGTGAACGACACCACGCGCCGCTTCCCACGAACCCTCCGCGAGGCCTTCCCGCACGACCGCGAGTGGTCCTACAGCATCGAGAAGCACCGCTCTCCGATGTCCGTGCTTGAGGCCATCGTTGGCTGGGCCTCCGTGATCGGCATGTCCGTGCTGCTGGCCTACGCGGTGGTCGCATGAGCTGCAAGCACTGCTCCGGCCCGTGCGAACAAGGCCGCAAGCCCTGCCCCGCTCCTGACGCGTGCGAGCTCTGCAACGACGATGAGCTCTCGTTCCGGTTTCTGGTCGTGGTGGTCGCGGTGATCACTGTGATCATGGCCTTGGCCACCTTGTTTGCATGAGGTGCCCAGCATGCAACGCCGAAACCTCGGTGACAGACAAGCGCGGCCCGAGGCGGCGCCGGGAGTGCCGCAACGGCCACCGCTTCAGCACCAACGAGTCCATCACCAGTGGTGTACGCCTCAAGGCCGACGGACCAGCACCTGCCCCAGCAACAACGAGAAGCCCTGAAGGGCCTGGAAGACGCCCTGTTCTGACCCACGAAAGGAATCACATGGAACCGATAGACCAACTGGCCACTGAATGGGCCATCGCCAAAGACAAGGAAGATGCAGCGAAAGCTGAGCGCATCGACATCGAGGAGAAGCTCCTCAAGCTGCACCCGGCTAAGGAAGAAGGCAGCGAGTCGTTCAGCACCCCCCGCGGCGCCAAGATCACTCTCACCGGCCGCGTCACCTACAAGGTGGACATCGACAAGCTCACCAGCCTAACCGCAGCATGGCCTGACGACGTGCGCCCGGTCAAGACCAAGATCGAGGCCGACGAGACGCGCCTGAAGGCCATCCGCAACGAGAGCCCCAAGCTCTGGGGGCAGATCGCCGCCGCGGTGGAGACGAAGCCGGCCAAGACTGGCGTCAGCATCAAGTGGAAGGAGTAAGCCGTGGCGTGGGCAAAGCATGGCCGTGAAGGCAGCAAGCCTTACTTGGCCTGGCACGCAATGAAACAGCGTTGCGACAACCCACGGCACAAGTTTTTCAGCTTGTACGGCGGTCGCGGCATCAAGTATGAGCCGCGTTGGGCAGACTTTGTCGAGTTCTTCAAAGACATGGGAGAGCCGCAGCCGGGCATGACGCTGGACCGCATCGACAACGACTTGGGTTACAGCAAAGAGAACTGCCGCTGGGTGCCGATGAAGGTCCAGTGCAACAACCGAAGAAGCAATGTGTTTGTCGAGTGGAACGGCCGCCGCCAGACGATTGCTCAGTGGGCCGAAGAGGTCGGTATTGAGCGCAAGACGCTTGGTTACCGGATCAGGGCTGGATGGGAGGCGACTAGGGCCCTCTCCACACCTTCAACCATTAAGAGGAAGTGACATGGCATTCAACCTTGAATCGATTCAAAAGACGCGCAGGCTGCGCGCACCAAAGATCGTGATCTGTGGCCCGAACAAACTGGGCAAGACCACATTCGCAGCCAGCGCCCCCAACGCGGTGGGCATACTGACTGAGGACGGCGCCGACGCGGTGGACGCCTCGGCCTTCCCTCTGGCCTCGAGCCTGCAGGAGGTCTACCAGGCCATCGGCACCCTGCTGAAGGAAGAGCACGACTTCAACACCGTGTTCATTGACTCGCTCGACTGGCTTGAGCCCCTGGTGCATGCCCACGTCTGCGAGCAGAACAAGTGGGCCAGCATCGAGGCGCCGGGCTATGGCAAGGGCTATCTGGCCGCGGCTGATGAGTGGCGCACGCTGCTTAACGGCCTGGAGGAGCTGCGCCAGCGCCGCAACATGGCCGTGATCCTGATCGCGCACGACAAGATCAAGCGCTTCGAGTCACCGCTGCACGACGGCTATGACCAGTACGTGCTGAAGCTGCACGACCGCGCCGCTGCTCTGGTGCAGGAGTGGGCCGACGTCATTGGCTGGGCCAACTACCGCGTGGTCACGACGCAGACCGACGCCGGCTACGGCAACAAGGAAACCAAGGCCCGCACAACGGGCGACCGGATTCTCCATGTCGAACCGCACCCCGCCCATATGGGTGGCAACAGGTTTGGCCTGAAGAACATGCCTCTGAGCTGGGAGGCATTCGCAGCCGCTTTGGCGGCCTCACAAACCTGAACCGAGAGAACCATGCCCATCTACATGATCGTCGACACCGCCAACAACCAGACGCCCAGCACGCGCCTGGTCGAGGCGCCCAACCCGGCGCAGGCCCTGCGTCACATCGTGCAGTCGCAGTTCGTCGTCAACGCCGCCAACGCCACCCAGGTGGCCAAGATGATGCAGGCCGGCGTGCAGTTGGAGTCGGCCGTGGCCGCCAACGACGACGCCACCGACCAACCCGAACCCAAAACCGCAACCGCCCAACCTGAGGGGTACTGAAACCATGGCATCCCTGAACTTCAAGGCGAGCTCGATCCAGATCGAGGAGCGCACCACGTCCTACGGCCCGCTGCCTGCGGGCGAGTACGAGATGATGGTGGTCAAGTCCACCACCAAGCCCACCAAGAGCGGCAACGGCTCCTACCTGGAGCTCGAGATGCACATCATCTCGGGTGAGCACACCGGCCGCCGGCACTGGGAGCGGCTGAACCTGGACAACCCGTCCCTGCAGACCGTGAAGATCGCGGAGGAGCAGCTGGCCCGCCTGTGCATGGCGCTCGGCCTGGATGAGGTGGACGACAGCGAGCAGATGCACGACAAGGCCTTTGTCGCCGAGGTGGGCATCGACAAGAAGGACGACACCCGCAACGTCATCTGGAACTACCGCGCCATCACCGGCGCGCCTGTCAGCCCGGCCAAGTTGAAGAGCACGCCGCCTCCGCCCGCTGCCGCGCCAGCCAAGTCTGCACGTCCTTGGGGTTGACCATGGCGGCGCTGCCTGAGTCTCCCCACACCACCGCGACGGCCATCGTCAAGTGGTACGAGAGCAAGCCCCAGGAGCACCGGCCGCACATGGGGGCTAGCCTCATTGGCCACCCGTGCGACCGCAACATCTGGATGACCTGGCGCTGGGTGCTCAAGCCCGAGTTCGCGGGCCGCATCCTGCGCCTGTTCAGCACCGGCCAGCGCGAGGAGTCGCGCCTGCTGGAGGAGCTGCGCGGCATCGGTGCTGAGGTCTGGGACACCGATCCGGCAACCGGCAACCAGTGGCGCGTGAGCGCGCTGAACGGGCACCTTGCGGGCCACCTGGACGGTGTGGCCAAAGGCCTGCCTGAGGGACCGAAGACGCCTGCGGTGCTGGAGTTCAAGACGCACTCGCACAAGAGCTTTACCGAGCTGGTGGCCAAGAAGGTGCAGGCGGCAAAGCCCCAGCACTACGACCAGATGACCGTCTACATGGGCCTGATGGAGCTGACGCGGGCGCTGTACATGGCGGTGGACAAGGACACCGACGACGTCTACGTCGAGTGGGTGGAGTTCGACCAGGCCCGGTTCGACCAGCTGCTGGCCCGCGCCGAGAAGCTCATCGGCATGACCGCGCCGCCTGACCGCATCAGCACCGACCCGACGCACTGGCAGTGCAAGTTCTGCAGCTTCTACGCGCATTGCCACCAGCAGGTGGCCGCAGAGGCCAACTGCAGGACGTGTTGCCATGCCTCGCCCGTTGAGAATGCAGCATGGCGGTGCGACAGCCACAATGAGCACCTGACTGTGCAGGAGCAGCGCGAGGGCTGCGAAGACCATCTCATGATTCCCGGCCTGGTGCCCTACGCCGAGCCGGTGGACGGCGGCAGCAACTGGGTGGCCTACCGGCACCGAGAGTCAGGCAAGACCTTCGTCAACGGCCCGGCCGACATGCCGTATCAAACCTTCTACGGCCCGGTGTTCAGCAGCACCGAGCTGCACCGTTGCCCGGGTGCGGTGCTGGCCGACGCGGTGGAGACAAAGGCCGAGTTCCCGGGCGCCACCGTGGTGTCGGGCAGCGTGGCCCCGCGCACCGCGTTCGATGACATGGAGTCGGACGACCTGGACGCGGTGCCGACCAAGCCCGACCACCCGGTCAAGCGCGAGAGCCGCAAGCGCATCGCGGCCAGCATCAAGCAGCTGGAGGCGCTGCAGTGACCACCTGGCTCCTCGCCTACCTGCAGGCCCGCAGCGACGAGGTGGGCGAGTGCTGGGAGTGGCGAGGGGCCGTGCAGCAGCTCAGCCGGGCCCCGGTCATGCGTCACGACGGCCGGCCCCAGGCCGTGCGCCGGGTGATCGCGCAGACGCTGGAGTTGAAGGTCGAGGGGCGCTTTGCCACGTCTCGCTGCTGCAACCCGCTGTGCGTGAACCCCGAGCACGTCATCACCGTCACGCGCCAGCAGCTGCAGCAGCGCACCGCCAAGGTGACGCAGATGCACACCAACCCGGCCCGGTGCAGGAAGCTGGCCCAGAGCGCCAGGCGCAAGGGAAAGCTGAGCGAGGCCCAGGTGGCTGAGATCCGCGCCCTCGAGGGGATGAAGCAGCGCGACATCGCAGCCCTGTACGGCATCACCCAGTCCACGGTGTCGGCCATCCGGCGCGGCGTCAAGTGGAAGGACTACGGCAACCCCTACTGGCAACTGATGAAATGAACACGTCCCAAGACTTTGCGAGGTGCGCGTCATCGCACCGTGAAGAGTGCCGCACCTGTGCGCGCAACGAGAAGGTGAACCCACCCGCGCCTGACGCTACGCGCCAGGTGTGGCTTGGTGTGTGGGTGATGGAGGAGTCGTGCCCGTCGCGGGTGGCGGTGGAGGTCAAGCAATGACCGACCTGAGAACCGCCGCCCAGCAGGCGCTGGAGGTAATGCAAACGAACGCATACGCTGTGGTGAACGAAGCGCCGCACCGAGATGTGATGGCGTATTACGAGGCCATTGCTTCCCTTGTGGACGCGCTGGCAGAGCCGCCCTGCGCCACGCAGGACTGCATGCCCAGTGAGTGCCGCAACTGCACCAGCCTGGAGGCGCAGAACACCGAGCTGGACCGCAAGCTGGCCGAGCTATCAGAGCGCCGGCTGACCGATGAGGTGATCGCCGACATCTGGCACGCCAACGGCGGCTTCCACCACCACTTCGCCCGGGCGATCGAGCGCTGGCTCAGGGGGCAAGCATGAGCTTCATCATCGGCATCGACCCAGGCGCCGCGGGCGCCGTGGCCATCCTCGAGCCGGACGGCAGCCTGGTGCAGGTCTTCGACATGCCGGCCGTGGAGGTGACGGTGGGCGGCAAGGCCAAGCGCCGCATCAGCCCCGAGATGCTGGCCGCG